TAATGAAAGTTTTAATTGGTTGTGAAACCTCAGGAATCGTTAGAGAGGCGTTTTTATCAAAAGGACATGATGTATGGTCTTGCGATGTTTTGCCCTCTGACGATGCTTCAAATCGTCATATTCAAGATGATATTATAAACGTTTTAGATATGGATTGCTGGGATATGTTAATTGTAGCCCACCCACCATGCACACGGCTTTGCAATAGTGGTGTTAGATGGCTTCATAAAGCGCCCCCAAATAAAACTCTTGATGAGATGTGGAGTGAATTAAACTCTGGTTGTGAATTGTTTTCTAAAATTTGGAACGTAGATATTCCATTTGTAGCCGTAGAAAATCCAGTAATGCACAAACATGCAAAGCAACGCATTCTGAACTATAAAGAGTTTTCTCAAAGCGTCCAGCCTTGGCAGTTTGAAACTGATCCAGCTGGAGCAGATAACGTCAAAAAGCGAACTTGTTTATGGCTAAAAAACTTACCAAACCTGATTCCAGGTGGTTCACTTGATGGGAGTTCTGCTCGTGATGAATGCCACAAATTGCCACCTACTAAAGATCGATGGAAGTTAAGAAGTAAATTTTATAAAGGCATAGCAAACGCTATGGCTGACCAATGGGGAAACCCTAACCAATGGAGGCTAATATAATGACTATACAAGAATTATGGGAAAGTGATTTTGAATTTAGAAAAGTAGCGATTAATTATTTTGATAAATTTGAAAAGGAAATGCGAGACGTTGAGCAACGACATGACGCTTGGGGATCATTTTTTTACAAAGGCTGGCCATATGATTTAAATCTATACATTGATGAAGATGAAGACGGAAATGAAGAAATTAGGGATTGCATTTATGCCGTTGATATAAATTCGAATGGAGATTGGGAAACCACCTCCAGCGATAATTTTATGGTTATTCCTGAAACTGAATCTTTAGAATGCGATAGTTGCAACCATTACCAATATTACGAAGTTAAAGAGCCTTTATATTGTGATGGAGAATTTCACGGAAACAATGGGAAAGTCTTTTGTAATAATTGTGTAGGAGCAACGCAATGATCAATCCAACAGAAAAAAAGAGAGCAACGTATTTAAACGCATTTAAGGACGGCGTGAGCGACGCATTGCTTAACGGAGTCATGGACGATGAAAGGCTATCTTCTGCTTACTACAGAAGAGGCTATGACTTTGGATTAGTTATGTATCAAGAAATCAACAAAGAAGAGGAGCGACGAAATGAAAGTTACTAAACAACAAGTGCAATTTTACTTTGAAGAAACGTTTCATGGTCATTGGGACGTTATAGCTGAATTTTTAAATAGTAAAACAGAAACTAAAGAAATAATGATTAAAGATATTTTAGAGCAAACAAAAGGAAGATATCTTTATAGGGAAATGGAATGTCATAAATGCAATGATTCTGTTATCGATTATGAATGTATTGGTAATAGTATTATTTGCCGAAATTGTTTTAAAAAAAGGGAGCGACGAAATGACATTATCAATTAGTAACCCAATAAATGAAATCTGCTTGGCGTGTGACAAAGACACTTCATATGGATCAGGCAAATTTATTAACAGAATACCTCATGGCTGGTGTGAGGAAGAGGGGCAAGGCTGGCTTTGTGAGGAGTGCCAGCTTGTCGAATGCCATAAATGCAATGATTCTATTATCGATTATGAATGCGTTGATGGTGGCGTTATATGCCGAGATTGCTTTGAAGACATAGGATCAGATATTGTTGTTATGTTTATTGATGACATAATAAAAAAATATGCTGATTATTTTGGTTTTAAGCACGGATCGGTCAAAGCTGAATATGACGGCGACTTTCTTGAATTGCTAGAGTTATTGCGTGGCGTTACCTATGTTGAAAGCAGAGGTAACGGCTGGGCAGTACAACAAGGATTTGAGAAGCAATAACTAACTATCTATCACGCTGGGTATTCATCGATTCAAAGCCAATTGATGCGTATCCAGCGATATCTTTCCAGCTATCAGCACTATTGGGATTAAAACTAAGTCTCACGGCCTTTTGTATAATGTTAAACATAACAACATCTTCAGCCACGAATTGTTTATTCTTTTTCCCTTTTAAATACTGATCAAACATATTAGCTACTTTATCCATAACCAACATCGGATCGCCATATTCAGCATTCCTATGCTTATCAACTAGAGCGACGACTTCTTTTAACATTTTAGAACGGCAACTTGTCATCTAATTTATCCTTTTCTTTTGGTTTAATACTTACAATTTCAGCACCTGGAAAATGCTTCTTCACTTCTCCATAAATATCTTTGTGGTAATCGTTTACAATACGAAGCACTTCTTCCATTGATACAACAGTAATGTCTTTATCGAAATAAACATGATCGGAAATATCATTAACAAAAGCGTATTTCTTTCCCTCGTCATTAACCATATGCCAAACCTTTTCGCATTCAGGCTTATGCCCAGCTTCCAATACTTTCTTTTCGATGATTTTCCAACCACGAATTAAGTCTTGAGATTTAGCGACGACTTCCGTTATATTTTCCATACGCAACGCATAATTAAGATTCTGTCTAGCTTGCTCAAATCTCGTAGCCAAAGCTGGATCGCATAACTTCTCCAACTTTCCAATCCCCCATCGTTGTTCGATATCTCTAGCCACCTTATCCACGCTATTAATAGATGCGTGAATAACACTTACGTTTTCTTGAGACTGATACATTTCAGGTACAGTTTGATCTACAAATTTTACTGACGGCTCTTTCTTAGCTCTTGACCACTTACCACTATAAGCCATAGCAACCTCCGATTAGGTTTACTGTTAGCAATAACCATCGCCAAGATGGTGTTGCGAAAGTAACACCTAGGGGGTATGGGGGGTTTACTTTCGCGTTACTTTCGCGCATTTTCGCGTTACTTTCGCAAAAAACGATGTTTTTGAAAACGTTACTTTCGCGTTTTATAGCCATATTAAGCCTCACTTTCGCGTTTTATAGCCAAATATGCCTTTACTTTCGCGTTTTTCGTTTTGCGAAAGTAACATATTTTGCATCTGATCATTGATCTTATTTAGCAGAATTGCTCGGTTTTCTGAATCCTTCTCAATTTCATCAATCGAGTTTAATATATGCTCCTGATTCATTAATATTTTAGTCATAGTTCTTTTTATTCCAAACATTTGTCGCTCCTAATCTGGTTGTTTTATGACACGCAAACCTTTTAGGTTTTTATGTCCACTTAAAGTAGCCACTTCGAGGTAGCCTTGATCTAACCAAGCTTGCAGATAGTTTTTAGCTGATCGGCTTGGCATTCCGTATTCTGACTTTATCCAAGCCACAAAAGATCGTTGAGTATTGTTTCCGATTGCGAATGGCTGCTCATTGCCCCATCGCTTTTCAATTTCTGTAAATATAGCCGTGGTTTGTCCTCTATCCAGCTTTGCTGACGCTATCAATATAGCATCGACTTCTCCTGATCTATCAATAAGCAAGCCACCCTCTTCTCGAACAAACGTATGAGTGGACATATCGGCTTGATCGTTAACCTTAACTATTCCTCCACAAACGCAAGTTCCCTGACCAGCATCGAATCCCATCTTTTGAGCCACGACTATCTCATCAGCTTCAGGCATATTCCACAATCCATAGACCCATCTTGCGCCGTCCACGAGTGCCGTTGTGCCACGAATAGCTTCTCTTGCTTGCATTGACTTCTTTATGGCAAACGTTCCGTCTTTTCTCATATGATGAGCCACAATAACATTTCCGTTAATTGACACGCATAACTCTGACATTAATGACCACCAATATTGAGCAGCAGCTGGATCGGTGTTTATATCAGCATGAGCAAACGCTTGTAGTGGATCGATGACAACTAAAGCCACTTCTCCAAAATCTAACAACTGTTTCTTTATGTTTTTGAAAAACGCCGTGAATGAATATTGACCTTGGTGCTGACCAATAAAAGCATTTGTTCCTCCAGCATCAGGCATCGGAACAATAAAAAGATTATTTGCTGCTCGATCTCTTAATGTTGGATTGGATATAGCATCGATACGCCTATGGATTGATGAAGCTGAATCTTCTGCTCCAAAGAAAACGACTTTTCCATTGTGGGTAATGTTACCACCAAACGCCGTTTCGGTGTGCATTGTCTGATCGCCACCAGCAACCTTTAGGCATAAGTCTAATAATATATAAGATTTTCCGAGGCCACCGATTGCTGCAATTAGACCTGGAACTCTTCTTGGTAGTATATTATCGATTAACCATTCTTGATCAGGTGCTTTACCAGCGTATCGGTGCATTCCCCAATCGGTAATTAGAAGAGGAGGAGTAGCTTCAGGAGCGACCAATCCACCACCCTCCTCCAACACTTGACTATTGGAGTTTGCAGACATAGACAAGTGTTTTTCTGATCCAGCTTCAACATTATGCAAGATTCTTAATTCATTATTGCTTGCTCTTTTAAGTTGATACCATGATCTTTGTTTAAATAAATCGAGGCCACGCTTATCATTAGACAAGTTTTCGCCTCTTGCTTTGACCTTACGTTCATAGATAGGCCAGCATTCTTCTATAAGCTGATCAATCGTAGGTAAAATTCCTTTTTGACCCCACCATGATCGAATTGTTCCAAGAATCAATTTAACCATGTAACCCTCACGGCCATCGATATGCTCGCCCCACATATTCTGCTCGCCGTTTTGAATATTCTCTTGCGTGTATTGAGGCGTATCTAATAGGCTTGTAAGCCAATCAGGACTGCTTTCCATTTCTGAGAAATGCGCAACCTGATATTGATTGCCTGATTTGTGATTGCTGGGAGCGACAACAATAAATCCTCCCTCGCCTCTAGTGTCAATTCCTGATCCTAAAGTATTCTTTCCAGTAATAATCGATTTGTCTTTAGGCGCTTTAAAAAGGTAATGCCGACCACCACCTCCAGTTAACTGCTCCAAAGTTTCAGGCAAATCATCGTTTGCCATACATAAATCCATTAAGCTATCATTCCCAAGCTTGCCATCGGCTGTATCGACATCAACTGCAAATACATTCCCTGATACTTTTCCAGTAACAACGCCTAAATTATAATCCTTATATCTTCCATCAAACCACATTTCCAAAGTAAACTCATCGGCGCATTTCTCCTGAAATACAGACCAGCTTTTTGGCGCTGGGTGTTTTCCAGGAGATGCACAATTTTTCCCTTGGGAACATGAACAACTACCATCGGAAAGGACATAGTGTACTGGAACAACGCTAAAGCCTTGTCCGTGCCACCATTTTGCCCAATCCAATTTTGTAGTTAAGTTATCGTCAAATTTCATCATTACCAAACACATCAGCTGAAGCTGGTTCTGCTTGTGGAGTTGCTTGCGCAACTGGAGGAGGTGTAACTGGAGCGTTTCCACTTAATTCAGCTGGTCTGTCCACCCATTTGACGATTTCAAAGTTGGGTATTTTAGTAGCACCTTTACCAATACGAGTAGGCGTACTTTTTGTGATTTTTAATGCTGGCACTTGATCTTTACCAAAACCACTTTCGCAAGCGTCATAAACAGCTTTAATAAAGCTGAATATCCCTACACCATTTGCTGACAATTCTCTTATTGGCTCGTCATCAAATAGCTTACTGCTGTAAAACTTAACATTAAAACCTTGTCTGTATTCATCACTAGGCTTTAATGTTGCTGCAAGCTTTACATCATTGTCTGGCCAAATAACCCAATCACGCCCACCAGCTAATTTTAGCCAGCCTAATTGTATCTTTTCGATATCCACAATTACTGGACTATCCCATGATATATCAACTAGATCGCCTGATTGAGATGATCTTGACCATTGGTCGAGTTCAGCAGAGAAGCGTATAAAAGCTGCCCCTCCACCAGAGTTTAAAGTTTCTAACGGCATTTCAGTCTCCTTATGTTCGCCTTTTTAGCGTTCCTAAATCTGGTGGAACGAACCAGCCATCTCGGAGTAAGATGGGATATTGCTTTTTCAACCATTGTCGAACTCGCAATTGGGTGTAGCTGGGATCAAA